GTAAACGATTATGATCTTATAACCGAGGACACGGCTATCAAGGATATCAGAGAGCTTAAAAGATTTGAAAAAGATGCCATGAATGAGCCGGTAGAAGAAAATGGGACAGAAGATACGGAAAACGCGTCAACCATGCGAGTGGCCGAAAATCCCGATTCTGGTAATGAAGAGCAGAGCGGGACAGAAGAAAAGGCAGAGAAGGAAACCAAGGAGGAATTTACTCCCCTGCAGAGGTGCATCATTGATTTTTTCAAAGACAGGCAGGAACTGCTGCTTAAGGTGCTTGAGATTATCGACCGGGAAGATGATGAAGGCGGAAAGGAGATTGCGGAGCTTCTTTCTCCGACCGGAAGTGCAACCCATAGAAAGGGTATCGTCTTCCAGCTCATGTATGACTATAAGGGCGGTGTCAAATACAAGATAATGGGACAGCCGGACCCGGTGAGCATGAGCTGGGAGAAGTTCATAGCTGAAATTGACAGTATTTTCATCAAGGGGCAGACATGGAATATTGAGAATAAGATCAAAGAAATATATCCCGAAAGCGTACACAAAACTGCCGAAACCGTAAATAAATCGTCAGAAAACGGAGAAAATCTGCAAAAATCGTCATTAAACATCGAAAATCAGCAAAAACCGGAAGAGGAAGATATACAACCGGCAGCGGCAGACAAAAACGACCATTCAGAGGCAGCGGGAGCAGAGGAGATCAGACAGGCGTATCACAAAGCCTTCAGTCTGATAAGGGGCATAGAAAAGAACCTGGGAGAAAGGAACTGGAAAGAGGCCGCCGACGGAGCGGATGTGCTCACAGACACCATAGAGTGGCTTGAAGAGCAGGATACAGAAGAGGTAAATAAGGCATTGGATGAGGAGTTTGATGATGAATAACAAGGGTATAGGGCTTATAGAGTTGCTTTTGATGATAGCAATAGCGGCGTTAATATTTTCATGGCTCATAAAGATAGCATGACGGGAGGTGTATAAAGTGACGATAGCAGTGGATTTTGACGGTGTATTATGTGAGAAGAGATGGCCGGAGATTGGACCGGCAAACACAAAGCTCATCGATCACCTGATAGAGCTTAAGGAAAAAGGGCATACTCTGATATTGTGGACCTGCAGAACAAACACCCCTTTTAAGGATTACAACACGGAGAAAGACAGATATCTTTTGAAAGAGGCTGTGGACTTCTGCACAGAAAGAGGGCTTATCTTTGACTTTATAAACGAGCAGGACACAAGATCAATAAATTTCTTTGGCGGAGACAGCCGGAAGATACACGCAGATGTCTATATCGATGACAGTAATGCGACGGAGGCTTTCATGAAGAGGTACAACGTGCCGTTTTCCTCAAAGCTTGCATACATGGAGAGCATTTTGTGACAGATTTCAGAGATAAAATCACAGCCGGATCACAGATCATTGATGAACGTTGGAGGTGATAAAGAGAAATGATGATAGGAGCAACATTAAATGTAAACAATCTACCGGATTTAACCGGCGAAAGCGGATATATGGTAATTACGAACGATTGTGGGGAATTGTGGTTTTACGGCTTGTATGAAACCGCGGACCGGGCTATGCAGGCAGTAAAAGAATACGATAACAAATTTATGGTGAAAATATGAGAAAATCGGATGCTCCTGACATAAATGCTGGGAGCATCGAGTGAGGAAACAGGAGGAGTGAAAAATGTTACACGAAATCAAAATACAAAAACCTTACGCTGATGCCATAATGGAAGGGCGCAAAAATTTTGAGGTCAGAAAAAATGACCGAGGGTACAATGCCGGGGATCGGGTGCAATTCACAGTGGTTAATGCAATGGGCCAGCGTGAATTGCACCCGCTTGACGATGAAATTTATATAATAAAATACATACATAGCGGTCTGGGATTAAAGGAAGGCTATGTCGTTTTTGGGATTGAGCCACAGGCAGAAAGTGAGAAAAAAGATGTCATGACATATGGAGATATTTATAATGAATTTTGCAAAAAGTTTCCAAATGTAGAAGTTGAAGATTATAGACCAGCAGTTGAAATGCACATACCACAATTATCAAGAGGTATTCCAAACGCAATAATTGTATGGCTCAAGGATGGAAGTAAAGTGATTTTTATGGCAGAAAGTGAGGATTGAGTTTCAAGGCAGAAAAGGAGAAGTGAATGAAAGAGGATGCAAAAGTCTTTCTCAGAAAGATCAGAATAGAGCGCAGTGAGATCAGGATACTTGAACGAAAAATAAACGAATCGCGTTTAGAGCTTCTACCGGGCGCGATCCGATACGATCTCGACAAAGTACAGGCCGATCCAAAGGATAGGATGTTTGAAGCAATCGAAAAGCTGGCCGAGTATAATATTCAGCTGAAAAAAATGATAAAGAAGCTGTGCCGCGATCAGGCACAGGCTGCATCTTATATAGCAAAGATTCCTGAGTCAGAACAGAGACAGGTACTTGAGTTCCGGTGTACGCAGGAACAAGCGTGCATGCAAGAGCAGAGGAAAAAGATAAGCTTGTCACAAGGGCAATGGACAGAGACATCATACGAACCTTTGGTAAGGAGCCCGAAAAAGTCCCTGAGCCGGAAAAACCGGAAACAAGGGCAAAAGAACCCAAAGTAGATTACTCAAAATATCACGAAATTATCAAAAAATTAAGGAGGAACTAAAATGAATTTAAAAAAACTTATGGAGAAAAGAAATGACCTCGTGGATCAGATCGAGGAGCTTACAAAAAATGTAGAAACCGAGCAGAGAGCGTTTTCAGAAGAGGAGGACGCAAAGGTTGAGGAGCTCACGAAGGCTGTTGAGGACATCGACAAAACAATTGAGAAGATCGAAAGAGCTAAGAAATTTACCAAGCTCGACAGCAAGCCCGAGGATGTTACAGAGGCTTCAACAGAAGAGCTTGAGATCAGAGCTTTTGCGGATTTTATTCGTAACAAAAGAGCCGCCGATTCCAATATCACCAAAGGAGACAATACAGCAGTCATACCCAAGACCGTTGCAGACAAGATCATTGACAAGATCAAGGATATCAGCCCGCTTTTCAAGGATGCCGAGAAATTCAATGTTAAGGGTACGCTTTCCATCCCTTATGTTGATGCCAAGAATGACAACCTTACAGTGGCATATGCTACAGAGTTTACAGACCTCGAAGCAAAGTCAACAAAGCTTCTGTCCGTAGACCTTACCGGATATCTTGCCGGCGTGCTTGCAAAGATCTCCATTTCACTCATAAATTCGACCGACATAGAACTGGTTGATTTTGTGGTGAACAAGATGGCAGCGGCAGCGGCTGTGTTTATTGACAAGGAAATCCTTGCACCCACTGATCCTACTAATAAGGTTACAGGTGCAGCGGCCGCCACCCAGATAGTTCCCGCAGGATCGACAACGGCAATCACGGCTGATGTTCTTATCAAGCTTAAGAACAAGCTGAAGAGCGCATATCAGACAGGCGCATACTGGGTAATGCATCCCGATACATTCACAGCCTGCCAGCTCCTCAAGGATCGCAACGACAGGTATCTGTTCAATGACGATATCGTAGAAGGATTCTCCGGAAAGATTCTTGGAAAGCCGGTATACGTATCGGATCAGTGCCCTCAGATTGCGGAAAATGCGCTTGCAGTATATTACATTAACCCTGCCCAGGCGCTTGGGGTCAAGATGGTAGAAGATACCGTACAGATCCTTAGAGAGAAATATGCTACACAGCACGCCATCGGAATTGTCGAGTGGATTGAGTTCGATGCAAAGATACAGAACGAGCAGGCGGTAGCGGTTCTCAAGATGTCAGCGGCATAAGGAGGAGCATATGAAGATAACGGCAAAGATTGGCTTCTCAGGTATTGATTTTTCTGCAGCTTCAGGACAGGTCTTAGACCTGCCCGAGGCTGTAGCAAAAGACCTGATAAGGGCAGGTTATGCGGAGGAAGCAAATGAAGATAAGCGAGATAACACAGGATCTGATATTAAGCCAGCTCCGAGAAAACGAGGCGGCTCTAAGCGATGCAGATCTGGCCTATATTGACGGGCTCAAGGAAGCGACAATTGCATATATCAAAGACTGGACGGGAATAAAAGGACTTGATACGCCAGATGAAAACGGGAGAATGCTCGATGATTACGAGGACCTTATATATCCATTTATGGCAATCATATCTTTTATGTATGATAACCGCCAGATGACCGTTGAAAAGGACAGGATAAATCCTGTTGCCGCTTCGGCGCTGAATCTTCATTCCTTTAATTATGTTCCGGAGGGTGAATCATGAATGCGGGGCAGATGATATCAAATGGACGGGCATATAAGGTCAGGATTCAAAAACTCGTTACACCGGTGACTGATGATTCCGGATTTGAGCCGGACAATGAAGACAGCAAGTGGACTGATTATTATACAAATTATGCATATGTCAACTCGTTGTCAGGAAATGAACGGTGGATGGCCGCACAGGTACAGGCGGACCGGACGGTCAGGTTTACATTGAGATGGCATAAAGCACTTGACAGCATAAAGCCGAAATATTTCAGAATAATTTTCGACGAAAAACCGTATACCATCACATATGTTGATAATGTGCAATACAAAAACGAGAATGTCAAGATTGATGCTGTGGAGGTAGAGGCTTGAGTTTTGATCCAAAATACGAAGGTTTCAGTGCAGACCTTACACTGCTGGGAGATGTTACATTTGAACAGCTAAGCAAGAAAGCGCTCACCGAAGTAATGCCGGATGTCCTGAATGCGACAAAAGAGGCTATCAGATCATCTGTAAAGCACTCAGGGGAGTCGGAGCTTGTCGATTCTGTGAAATGTTTTGAACCCAGAATGACTAAGGACGGCGAAGGGGCCTCTATAACCTGTATGCCTACAGGTAAAAGCAAGTCGGGAAATTCGTACCACACCGTGAGCCGCGGTCGCGACAGAGTAATGAATGTTAATAACAATGACAAAGCATTTTGGCTTGAATACGGTACGGTAAAACAGCCTGCGGCACCTTGGAAAGATCGCGCGATAAACAGTGCAGAGGAAAAGGCAACCCGGAAGATCCAGGAGGTTATAGAAAGGGAGCTCGGAGCGGAATGAATATAAATCCTGATATTCAAAAATTGAATGAAATAACAGGCTTGCCGGTATCTCCTGATATGTACGCTTATGATGGCAGTAAATATATCACGTATGAGTATACCGACGAGCGGCCGGTTTTCTGGGGTGACGATACTGTTCTTTGTGATCAGGCAACCATAAGAGTAAATCTATTTACTCCTCCCAAATTTAATTATATGGACATCAAACACAGGATAAGAGACTATCTTGAAACTCTCGGAATAGTTGATGAGATAACCAGCTGGATCGAAACCTTTACCGCAAAGAATAATCTTGAGCAGGCAATAAGAAGAACTACATTTTCAGTAATAATAACGAAAGAGAGGTAAAATAAATGGCTTTTATCGGACTTAGGAAACCCTATTTTGCGAAACTGAACAGATCAACGAATACCTATTCGGATGGGTTCAGATTTTCACACGCAGTAAGTATGAACGTAACCCCCAATTATGCGGAGGCTTCGCTTTATGGCGACGATGTTCAGGTGGAGTATGAGAAATCATTCACAAATGCAAATGTATCTGTAGGAACCACATCAACACCTCTGAAAGCAGCAGATGTTGTTTTCGGTCACGAAGTAGATTATGCATCAAGAAAAGTGATCTACAAAGCCACAGATGAGCCGAATGATGTAGGTGTGGGAGTGATCGCGCCTGAAAAAGTGGACGGTATATCTCAGTATGTGGCTATCATCATCCTTTGTACAAAATTTGCTGACAGTGCAGAGACTTACGGAACAAAAGGAGACAGCCTTTCCTTCAACACTCCTACTATAGAGGGATCGGCAAGTGCTCTTGATGATGGCAGGTGGAAGACAACGGGGATTTTTGATACAGAAATCGAAGCTGTCAACTGGGTCAAGGAACAGTTAAACATCACGGACACCGCAACATATACGGTATCACAGACATTATCACATGTAACATCGGACCTTTCCGAGACTGTGGTAGACGAGGGAGACAATCTCGAGGCGACTCTCACACCTGTAACAGGTTACAGGATTGATACCGTAACCGTAACAATGGGCGGCACGAATATCACGAATACAGCATGGGACGCCGAAACCGGAAAGGTAACCATCACATCGGCCACAGGAAATGTTGTTATCAGGGCCACAGGTATAGAAGAGTAAATAGTTTAAAGAGGGGGCGGTTTTTCTGCCCCCTATTATTCAGGGGAAGATATGAGAAAAATAGACATTCCAACAATCGAATTAAGCGGGGAGAAATACCCGGTTTATTGTGACCTGTATGTGTTTCAGCAGATACAGGAAAAAATGGATATAAATGATTTTGAACGCAAGATTATCGGGGTTCGGATCGTAAGGGATGAAAACGGGCAGCCGGTATTTGATGATAATAAAAGATTCAAGCTTGAATATGTTGGACCCGATGTTAATACCCTGATATTTGGCCTGACTCTTATGATAAACGAGGGGCTTTTGATACGGTCCGAGCAGGAAGAGGGGGAGCTTGAGTCTGTAGATGAAAAGTATGTCGCACGCATCAGCGATATGTCTGTCATAGAACTTTCAAATATAGTACATGAAGCTTTTGGACGGTGCTGCGGTTCAAAAAAAAACACAGAACAGAAGCCAAAGAGCCAGAGGAAGAACACCTTGAAATAGATTTCGACAGAATATTCCTATTGGCTTGCACACGAATGGGATATTCCAGACATGAGGCCGAGCGGATAACATTTGGGAAATGGATTGATGTATTCCATTCATACAAGGAAATATACAACTTTGAAGCAAAGGGCGGTTTATACGCAGACATAGAGAAAGAGATCGAACAATATCAGAGGGAGCATCAACCCGTAGCATCGCTTTTAAGCCTGTAAATCTGCTTGTGTTAAAGCTCTGAAAGGACTATAATACATACAGAGGGAGGTGATCGCATGAGAACCTACAATGAAGAACACAGTCATTTACCGGATGCCTACAGAGAAGCGTGTCGACAATCCGGGCGGGATTTGACTACATGCACCGGAGTTATTGGAACAGGAGCCGGAATACTTCTTTGTGTTATGGATTATCCGGCCGGGCTTCTCATGATTTTCGGGGGAATTGCAGCACTGATATATGGTTATAAATACTTTAAAAAATAAGAAATAAGAATACTGTTACAATATTGATTGTATTTAAAAGACTTGCCTATAGCGGTAAGTCTTTTTTGGTGGAAAAATGGCCAAAAAAATCAGCATAAAATTGTACCTTGACGGTGCAACTCAGTTTAATAGCGACATACGAAAGATTGACACCAGCCTTCGTCAGCTTCAGTCTGAAATGAAAAAGAACGCAGAGGTGTTCAAGTCGAATCAAAACAGCATAGAAGCTCTGAGAGCAAAGAGCGAAACGCTGAATAAACAGTATGAAGAAGCGGGAAAGAAGGTTCAGAGATACGCTGAAAGGCTTCAGGAAATTGCAAAGGCACATGAAAAAGCCTCTTCTGATTATGAAAAACACACCGCTTCACTGCAAAGGGAAGAGGAAAGGCTTGCATCCTTAGAAAAGACACAAGGCAAATCATCCGAGGAATATAAAAAGCAGGCTGATGTAGTTGCCGAATTGAGCCAGAAGGTCGACCAGACGGTAGGAGTTCTGGAGCAATTAGACACAAAGGAAATCCAGATCCAAACATCATTAAACAATGCAACAGCAGAGCAGGTAAGATATGGACGCGAGCTTTCTCAAACAAATGCATATCTTGAAGAAGCCCAAAAGAGCACAGACGGATGCGCAAAATCAATAGATAAATATGGGCGTGATGTAAGTAAAGCTGATGAAAATACCGAAAAGCTTTCACTGCAGCTCGAAAAACTCGCTCGAAATGAAGCACTGGAAAAAATGGGCGAGGGCGCAAAGAAGCTCCTTGAAAATCTCATGGAGTGTGCCGAAACTGCTGAAAGCTTTGAGTACTCCCTTGCAAAAGTCCAGTCTATTGCAAGGGTATCCGAAGAAGATCTTGGCGCAATGTCGGATGATATCCGGCGTATTTCGGTTGAAATGGGAAAATCTACCGGTGAAATATCCGAGGCGGTATATCAGGCAATCTCCGCAAGCGTGAGCGCATCTGAGGCCGCCGGCTTTGTGGAAGATGCTACAAAACTGGCAAGGGCAGGATTTACCGAGACCACAACAGCAGTTGATGTTCTTACTACTGCTATAAATGCATATGGCAAGGAAGCGAATACCACGGCCCACATTGCAGATGACCTTATCACGACACAAAACTTAGGAAAAACGACTGTTAATGAATTGGCTGAATCAATGGGCACGGTTATTCCCACGGCATCGGCGCTTGGGGTTTCTCTTGACCAGCTATCAACTATGTATGTCCTTTTGACTAAGCAGGGCATAAATACAGCGAACGCAACAACCTATATAAGAGGAATGCTGAATGAGTTATCTGACTCAGGGAGCAAACTTTCCGAGACACTGGTTGATCTTACAACCCACTCCTTCGGGGAGCTTATGCAAATGGGCTATTCAGTGGGCGATGTAATGACGATCCTTGGGAACAGCGTTGATGGTGACAGTGAATCATTTAAAAACCTGTTTTCAAATGTCCGTGCAGGATTGGGCGGATTATCTCTGTTTAATCAGGGCGCGGATGCTTTTAACCGGACCCTTGAAACAATGAAAAGCAACGCAGGGGCGACAGAAGAAGCGTTTGCAGTTATGGCTGATACTGCGGTGATGACCAATGAGCGCTTTCAGGCATCAGCTGAAAATTTAAAAATTGCAGTGGGAGAAAGTTTAAGCCCGGCACTTGATGAATTAAAGGAAAAAGGTATTGATGTTCTTGAATGGTTCACAAATATAGCAGAGGAAAACCCGAAGTTAGTACAGGCACTTGCAGGAGCGGCTACGGGGGTTGCGGCACTTACGGTTGCTGTAAGTGCCGCAGCGGCGGCAATGGCAATACTGCGTCTTGCGTTTGGAGATACAGTCGGAGCTGCAAAGATATTTGCCGCTATGGGTATTGCGGCGGCTACAGGAGCCCTATTAGGATTAGGTACAGCATCGGAAACTGCGGCATCCAAAATCGTAGAGACAAATGAGGCGCTGGAGAGAAGCCAAGAGGCAATTAACAACAACTCCTTATCGAATCAGGAGAGTATCAGCAGAGCCTATGAACTTGCAAGGAGATACGAAGATCTTGCTGATTGTGCTGACTTAACAGATGCAGAATTTGAGGAGCTTAATAATGTAATCGCTGAGTTAAATACTGCCGTCCCGGGCTTAAATCTGGCTTACAGAGAGCAAAAGGACGCAGTTGATAAGACCACGCTTGCACACAAAGACCTTATCGATGCGATGATCCGGGAAACGGAGCATCAGGCAGATTTGGAACAAATGAAACAGCTTTATGACCAAAGGTCAAAAGCTGCGGAAAACTTAAAAGCGGCCGAGGAGGCGCTGGCTGAAGCGCAGGAAAAGATCGCAAGCGGAAGCGAAAGGGCAAGATACAGCGTTTTAGGTGTTGGAACAGCAACAAGTCAGGCTGCTCTTGAAACAGGCGTTCTTACCAGCGAATTAGAAAAAGCGCGGGAAAATTACAACAAGGCGGACGAAGCGCTTAACAGCCTGACCTCTAAAATTGCAGATTATGAAGTCCAGACTCAAAAGGCAACTGAAGCCGAGCAGGCAGCAGTAGCATCAAAGGAGCTGGAAAAGAAAGCCCAAGAGGATCTTGAGGCTTCGGTGGCCGAGGCAACCGAGGCCATTGGCAACCAGATCAACATTCTTGATGAGTGGAAAGAAAAATCCTCCGTGACTTTTGCGGAAATGCAGAAAAGATGGGAGGATCAAAATAAGGGCATCAAGCAATATTCGGATGATCTCGCATATATTAAAGGGGTTATCGATAGTGATGCAGATCCTGCCATCAAGCAGCTTGCAGAAAGTATGGTTTCAATGGGTTCAAGCGGTGCGGCAGAACTGCATGAATTTGTGGAAGGGCTTCAGGGGCTGGACGATAACGCGGACGGCATGACTAAGCTTGCCGAGACATGGCAGGAGCATATCGATAATATCAAAACAGCTGAAGGAATATACGCGAGCATATCCCTTCAGGAAAAAGGATATGTAGAAGAGTCAGGAGCTTTGTTTGATACCTACTATTCGGACAGTGAAGATGCTCAAAAGACGCATAATGAAGCTATGTCCAAACTGGCTTCACAAGGACCCGAGGATCAGGCAAAAGCCATAGAGCAGGAAATGCCGAAAATTGAAACAGCTGCCAGAACAGTCGCAGAGTCGGCGCTGAAGGCCACGGAAGAAGCATATAAATTAGAAGGCGGAAAGTCAACTATTTTTTATGAAATGGGTGAGTCCATATCAAACTCTATGGCTGAAGGGATGACTAAAGGCACCAGCACAGTGGCAAGCGCTATGAAAGAATTATGTGAGGCGGCCATTAACGCGGTCGATCTTTCAAAGGCGACTGAAAATCTGTCTGCAAAAGTTTCGCAGGTGGTAAAGAGTGCCGAGGAAGGACTTAGTAAGACTATAGCGAACACCAATCGTAAAGCGCGTATGCAGAGTGGAGGATAAACGTGGCGTCTACAGTAAAGCCAACAGGAATAACAATAAGTAAATCCGGAAATCGCCTGAGCTTTTCGTGGAAAACCGGACAGGTATATACACAACAGCAGTACAGGTATACATTTGCCGGTGGTTATCCCGGAAAAGCAGGGACAGTTAACGACAGAAATGGATATATAGCCATAAACGAAGGGACAACTCACGCGGGATATATAGACATCCCGCTATCCAAACTGTTTCCGGCTATGACAACAAAGAGCACGGTTTTTAAACTGTCTGTCAGAGGATATGGGCAGACAACAAAGACGTGGAGCGCATGGACAGAGGCAAGTTATAAATTTTTGGTACCTAACGATGCGACTATTTCAAGACAGGATGTGAGATTAACGCCCAATGTTAATACGGATTATATAACCGGAAAAGGAGATCCCCATTGCGTTGATCTGATATATGAATGGGTACAGTCTACAGCCGCAAAACAGGCAAGTGTAAAATGGTCCGCAACCGGAAAAGGGAATAAAACAGGCAGCTATCATTCGGGAACATGTACTCCGGGACAAACAATCACGACGGCTTACGATCAAGAATATGTCACCTGGTTCAGATGCAGGGCAAGGGGAGTAGCCGGCAATAGTAAAAATTACACATATATCAATAAGATGTACGCAGATCCTCTTGCACCTACGGGAATCAGCGCAAGCGCAAAAGGGTTGAATATCACTGTCAATTGGACACCTCATAATACCGCAGCCAATCCTACGGACTATTTTAAAGTGTCATATTGCATAGGAGTACCGAGAGCAAATCTGACACCGCCTGCAAGCCCGAATTGGATCATTGGCAGCACCATGATAGCCAAAACAGCCAGAACCACAACCTTTACTGTTCCACAGAGGCCGGATACAGACATGTGCTTATGGGTGAAGGTAACGGCAGTATATGATGCTTACGAAACCGATTCCGATGTGAAGTTGTCAATATTACTTTACACTTTTCTTACACCAAATTCCCTAAGCAACCATATCCATCTCTGAATCATAGTACATCCTTCTCTTGATGAGG